TCGCGTGGCGGGTGGCGAGTTCGTATTGAACCTGGTCCCAGACTTTCGGGTCGATGATGGGTTCGTGGTTGCTGGTCACGTAGTACTGGGGGAGTTGTCCTTGGTTTTCTTCGATGCGTTTGGTTAAAAAGTCAGCGGTGAACGTCTTTTGTAGTAGCGCATCTCCTTTGTATTTTTCGTTCGATAGGATGGAGCGCACGGTTGAGGTAGACCATTTGGTTTTACCGCGAGGAGTCAAAATGCCACGGTGCTGTAGTTCTTTGCGGATTTCGGTGATGGACAAGCCAGACAAGAATAACCGGTATATAAGGCGCACGGTTGGTGCCTGGGTTTCGTCGATGACTAGGTTGCCGTCCGCGCCTTTCTTGTATCCGAGCAGTGAGGAGTATGGCACCATGACTCTTCCGTTTTGAAAGCGTTTGCGGTGTCCCCAGGTGACGTTCTCGCTGATGGAGCGGGATTCTTCTTGGGCGAGGCTGGACATGATGGTGATGAGTAGTTCGCCTTTAGAGTCAAGAGTCCAGATGTTTTCTTTCTCGAAATATACCTCCACCCCGGCGTCTTTTAGCTGGCGGACGGTGGTGAGGGAATCGACGGTGTTACGAGCAAACCGTGATACGGACTTGGTGAGGATGAGGTCGATCTTGCCGTTCAAGGCGTCAGTGATCATGTTTTGGAAGCCTTGGCGGTGTTTGGTGGAGGTGGCGGAAATGCCTTCATCAGTGTAGATGCCAGCAAATTCCCAATCGGAGCGGGATTGAATATGGGTGGTGTAATAGTTGATTTGGGTCTGGTAGCTGGTGGCTTGTTCTTCCAGGTCTGTAGAGACTCGAGCGTAAGCTGCGACTTTCCGTTTGAACAATGGGTTACAGGCAGTAACGTTGTGGCCTGGTTTTTTGGTAGCGGGTATAGCGGTAACGCTGCGCGCTAGGGTATTCATGTAAGTCTTCCTTGCTTATCTAGAGCAATCTTTATGCTCCTAGCGTCACGAAGATGAATCATAAGGTGGTCAGGGAATGCTTCGATAATGACGATGTGGTTTTCAACAGCGTGCTCGTCAAATTCTTCTAGGTTGAGGGTCGTGGCACATATGGACTGGAGCATGGTTTCGCGTAGATTATGCCCACCGCAAGGGTTTCCCTGCCCCTTACAGGCGCTCCAGCAGCGCCAATAGTGGTAATAGTTTCCTGAAGCATATCGGCGGGTTTTCCGTTGATAGTTACGCCCGCATGTCCCGCAGCGAATACGGCCTGTAAACACTCCGGTGTTAAGCGATGGTGTCGCGGCAGGTCCGATCTGGCGGCGGCGAGCAATTTCTTGTTGTACCTTGTCGAAAAGGGCTGGCTCGATGATTACTGGCAGTGCCTGTTCAACCCAATATTTTGTCAGAACCCCATCGTTGGGAGTGCGGGAGGTGGATCTGATGGTCTTGTTGAAGGTCTTCTGTAATAACTGGCATCCCTTATAACGCTCATTTTCAAGCATCCGACGAAGCACTGACCCGTGAAACAAACCACCGCCACGAGAGCGCAAACCCTCACTGTTTAGCTGATTAGCCGTCTTTTCAGGACTAATCCCTTCTAAATAATTGGAAAATAATCGCTGCACGATCTGGGCTTCATCATGATTGATAACGAACTTACCTTGTGTCCAAACATATCCATAGATAAAGAACGAATTAGTGCCACCATCCTTATAGCGATTACGGATAGCCCATTTCACGTTCGCTGATAGTGAGGCTGATTCTTCTTGAGCAAACGAGGCCAGCAGCGTCAAGAGCAGCTCACCATCATTGGTGGAGGTATCGATGTTTTCGCGTTCGAAACGAATAGAAACATTGAGGTTTTTGAGTTTTCGCACTATCTGCAACAGGTCAACAGTGTTACGGGCAAGCCTGGAAATCGATTTACACAACACAATATCTACACCGCCATCATGGGCAAGCGCCATGAGATCAGCTAGTCCTTGACGACCACGCATTTTCGTTCCTGTGGTTCCCTCGTCGATAAACACGCCTGCATAGTCCCATCCGGGTGTGGACTGGATCAGGCGCGAGTAATAAGAAACTTGCGCCGATATTGAGGAGAGTTGGCGGCAGGTACTGGTAGAAACCCGCGCGTATGCCGCGACTTTCACTAGTTTTGGTCTGGAAACAGGTAGCCGTGTTATCTGCTTGATTTTCGCCACTATTCCTCCTCGTCTCACCTGATTAGCTCATGTCTATACACGCTCTAAAAGCCTGATTTATCCAGTTAGAACCCCAAGGGTGCGTGGCTGATAAACCGGGCAGTAAACAGCAGATAGATCCGCGTATAGGTCGGCGTGTTCTCTGGTAGTAATCATTCCGCTAGCTTCAAGGGCTGCCAGTATCTCGATCTCGCGAATAAAGCCGAGTTCGCGAGCAAATATCGCGTTGTCTGATAGCTGATCGACCAAGAGTGAGGTTGAGCTCATTTGCGTCCACCTTTTGTACCGAAACGAGCCCGGATATAACAAGCGTGCGTGCAATATTGTTGGCCAGGTTTATCGAATGCGTTGAAGGTTTGCCCGCATCCTTGACAGGTTTTTGTTCGGTGCAGACCTGATCGCCAGGATTCGTGCCTGCACGCGCCGCTACAAAACCTGGCACGCGAATCAATACTTGTTAATGCGCGCCCGCACCATGAGCAAACCCGCTCCATGATTGGTGGTGCTGCAGCTTCGAGGCCGTGTTTGACGCAATAGGTGCGCACCTGGTCGCGTGATAGCCCGCAATACTCCGAAATCTTCTTATAACCCCACCCGCAGGCTCGAAGATTAGCGATGCGTTGTTGGTCTAGTTGGTTCAAAGAAACTCACCATCCTTTCAACCAACTGCCGACCATCAGGTGTTTGTTAAATCCGAAATCACCCTAAAAATGATAAAAAGCCCCGCTATCACCTCAAATGTGAGGCGGTAGCGGAGCTATTTAGCTGAGGATGAATAGGTGGGGGAATCGTTAGCAGCCAAGCTTTTGGTTCACTCGGGCTTGTACCTGGTTGTAAAGATTTCCCAGGCGTGCCCGGCGGGTAGCGCCGTTGCCGTAGTCTCCTCGAATCACGGCGTCTGCCAAGGCATCAATATTTGGTGCGGCCGGCGCAGATCCTGCCGCGAGTTTTTCGTTAACTCTGCGTTGCACGGCATCGTAGAGGCTACCTAGGCGTGCGCGTCGCTGGTCTCCGTTACCGTATTCGCCGCGGATAACTGCGTTGGCTAGTGCTTCAATATCTGGTTTACCGGCAGATGATGCCTGGGGTTTGTTTCCGCTGATTTGGTCGTACCAGTAGCCGGCTCTAGCCATGTAGGTTGCGTGTTGGGATCCGGTTATGGATGCGGGGCATTCGGTTGCGGAAAAGTCGCGGTGTCCGAATACGTTTTTACCCCAGACGGGTCGGCCGAGCTTGTAATAGTGACACAGGGCGGCGAGAAGGTGTGCCCCGTTTTCTAGGCAGGCATCGGAGATACGGTAGGGGTGGGTGGATGCGTCTGCGTGTTCGATTCCAATCGAGGTGGTGTTGGCTACCCAATTTCCCGCGTGCCAGGCAGTGTCCCGATCCCAGACGAGTTGGCCGATACGGCCACTGGTTTCTACTTGGTAGTGCGCGGAGGCGGGTCGGGTTTGCCATACGTTCCAGCATCCTTGTATGGAAAGGTTTCCATCGTTGTGGTGCAGGATTATTTTGTTGATGGATCGGCCTTGTCTGCCTTTGGTGAAGTGTTTGTTCATCAAAAGGTTCAGGTCAGCTTCTAGAGTGTTCCAGTTCTTCATTTTGGGTTCTCAGTTTCTTCGTTGGTTGGTTGGTTTAGCCGGTGGCCAAGATAAAAAGTGCGATCAGGTAGATAAGCGGGGTTAATATCCATGAAAGGAATATGGCGAAAACGAGCCAGATCCCGGCGGTAAGTAGCGTTAAGACTGCTAGGAGTGCCAGGAATTTAAGAATTGTTTTCATGCAGGTTTTCATGGTTTTTCTGTTTCGTCGGGGAGGGCGTGTTGGGGCAGATATTTGCCCGGGTTGGTCTGGCCTGCCTGGGGGATGGGCGGGGAGTATTTATCTGGACTACTCGCCTTAGCCGGTGGTGTTGACCCGGTTTTGAAGGCGGGCTGGTTTTGACCGGTTTGCTTGATTGTGTCTAATGCTTGTTGTAGTCCGCCCGGGATCGGCAGACCTAACAGTGCAGCGTTTTCCAGGACGGAGATGCCCTCGTTGGATAGGTAGAAGAAGATGGTGGCGGTGCGTAGCACTCCGGGGGTGCCAAGAATATGCACATCCAATAAGTGGGCTAGTCCGATGAGGGCGAAGATTAGGATTTTGCGGGCGATACCGCGAAACCCTACCGAGCTGGATAGTTTGTGGGCGTTGATTGCGGCTAATATTCCGGTGGCGTAGTCGATGATGGTAAAGGCTACGATCGCGTAGAGCAGGGAATCGGTTCCACCGAGAAAGGCTCCTAGCCAAGCACCTATAGCGGTGATTACGCCTTGGAATAGCATCCAAATGGTTTTGATAGACAAAATTCTTGCTGTCCTTTCAAAATAGTTAACGGGTTAGCACAAGCGTGCGTGCTTGCGGATATAAGAAATGCCTGCACAATGCAGGCATTGAAACTTCAAACAAGGCGGCGCTATTCGGTTTGTATATATGGGCGCTTTAGGGCTTGCAGCGTGAGGCAGGTGATATCCATAGTGTTTTTTCTAGGTAATACCACTACACGATTGTCTGTGTTTTTTGTTTTTCCTGGCGGGGCTGGTTTCGGGTCAGAAGGGATCGGGATTATCGCTTGCTCAATCATGAGGTTTCTCCTTTGCTTATGGCTTGTTCTACTGCTTCGCTTAACGCACAGAATGCTTCTGCTTGTTGCCCGGCGAGCTCGCCGTCGTAGGTTTCTATTAGGCTTTTTACTTCTTGGAGATGGTTTTGGTAGGTAGGCCCAGATACTTCGGCCAGGGAATCGAATAGGCTTTGACGGGCGGTGAAGAATTCTGGGGCTTTTTCTGGGCATGCCAGGGTGAATGTTCCCCCAGCATCGATGCGGGGTTTGCCGTTTTCGTTTAGGGAGGCGTATTGGGTTACCAGTTCGTATTCGTCATCGCTAAAACGCTTGGTGGCCTGTCTTACTAGGTCTAGCAGTTTGGTTCTAGCTCTAGAAGGACCGGGTTTAAGACTCATGGCAGCTAATAGTTCTGTTAGTCCGGTTAGGTGCTTGTTAGCTATCCAAATTTTCATGACGTATTCCTTTCTTTGTATACAGCCTGGTTTAGGCAGTGTTGGTGGACATTGGTTGATACCCGGTGTTATGGAAGTAGGTCCAGGAGATGGTGCCATCTGCTTTGGAGGTTATGGTGCTGATCCAGCCCTGGTTAAGCAGCCCGATGAGCCCGTTTACCCGGATCATAAGGTCTGAGAGCCGGTCGAAAAGTCGGGTCATGTTATAGAACGTGCCGTTGGTGACGATCATGACGTCATAGGTGTGGAATACTACTTTGGCTAGCTTTGTCGGCCCGACCCATCCTGGATGCGTGCCCCTATCGGTTAGTACACAATCTTCCAAGGTGACCGATCTGTTTTCGGTGGTATAGAACTTGTAACCATTCGTGCGCAGATCAGCCCCAAGGTGGATGCCAGCCGAATCATAAAACCGTCCCTTTGGGTCTAGGGTCAAACACGTGAAATAGTCCCCGTTTGGAGCGTCTTGGTAGGTCCAGGCAACATAGTCACCCTCGTTGGCTAGCGACGTGGAGATACCCTCTATTTCCTCATGATCCTTTTTATGGCCCCTGCCTAACTGTCCGATATATCGATTCCCGTACCAAAACTGCATCCCGGTACTAGCGATTTTTCCTTCCAGTTCCGAACCGTTATACCAAGAGATCTGGGTCGGGTTGATGCGAATATTGCTTGTCCACCCGGCAAGACCAACCTGGATCGCGTTAGCGGAAAGCTTATCTGCCGTAATGGATGCCGCTCCGATCCGGTTGGCATCAAGCAGACCAGTGGTGATCTTGCTGGCATCTATGTAAGCAATCTTCGCCGAGGTTATAGCAGCGTCGCTAATCATTGCTGTTTGGATGTATCCGTTAGCAATCGTGAGCTTATCGCTAGTGATGCTCCCGGCGGCAATCCGCGCGGACGCTAGGGTACCGGTGGTTATTTTATCTGCTGACAGCTGACCGATTTTAGCGTTAGTGATAGCCGCATCGGCAATCATTGCGGTACCGATTACGGCGTCATCGATTGAGGTTTGCCCACTGATGTGTACTTTTGCTGCATCAATCAGAACGGTTTCATTCGACAGATTGATTTGGGTAATAATCTCGGCTCTTTTAACTCTCAGGTTCACGTTGTCTGAAACCATCGTCAAGGAGGAGTTAATGTTTTTGGTTTCATCTGCTACCTGCACTTTGAACGCTTCTAGAGCATTTTGAGTGCTGGTTGCATCCTGGAGAGCTTTTTCGGCCTGAGCTTTTGCAGTCGCTGTATCGCTACTGGTTTTTACTAGCTCGCCTTGGGTTTGTTTAAGGCTTGCTTGGACTTGCTCAACGCTAGCGTTTGCTCGCGCGATCTGGGTTTTAGCTGCTTGCAGGTTCGCCGCCAGTTGAGCCGCGTTCAAATCGGTGGCAAGACTGACCCACCTGGGCTGACCAGTATCGGTGAGCTTATAGATCCAGATTCCTACTTGCTCACCATTTTCTTTAAACCACACATCCCCAAGCCGCGCTGATACCGGTTGGGTGGTGCCATAGTGGTTGGTGTTTTTCCCATCCGCGCTAGCTAGCGCAATACTTGCTGCCTGCTGGGCTTGGATAGCCTCGCTGCGGGCAGCGGTGATGGTGCGGGTGATGTCGGTGAACTTCCCAGCAGCACTGCCCAGCTCAATCGAAATGTATTCACCTGCGAGTGGGTCGAAGTCATAAGCAACAACCCTGGCGGTGAGTGCCACGTTGAGGTCATCGTGGCGGACGGTTACTGTGTCGCCTAGGGTCACGGTTTCTAGGTCGCAAAAACCCTCATATTCTTTCGTCGAAGCCAGATCCACAAACGAGATCTTGTAAGCGCAATGCGGTTGATCGACATGACAACTAGAGAACTCAGCTTTCGCTAGTTCACGCAGTCTCGCGTGTGCTTGCTCTAGGGGAAGTTCGTCCTCTCGTGGCTTATCTGGGTCTTTGATGGCTTTGACTTGCCCATAGCGGATGACCTTGATACGCGGGGTAATATAGTCGCTGATGCGAGGGCTGTCCACGTACAGTTCAGGTAGGAGCAGACCGTCGTAACCAACCGGCAAAATCCGGGTAACTATCGTGGTGTAGTCCAGGCTCGATTCGTATCCGGACAGGTTTTTACGATCCCTTATAACCACGCCATGATTAGCGCCTATGCGGGGCGCGTGGTGGATATGCCAGTTATCGAAAATAAGCTCCCCGCCCCAACGCGAAATAAAACTGTTGTCGCTGTCATCTAACAAGGCCGCGCTGAGTGGGGTTCTGACTATGCGGGCAGAGGATCGACGCGAGTTATCTGAACTGCTAGCGCTAAAACCGTGCGGGCTATTGGCTGCCCCTAGCAGCTGATCTAGGGCTTGTTTAGCGGTTTTGTTTACCACATAGGTGTCAGCGATAAGGTTGGCAGAAAGGTCATAAAACACGTGATGGGCAACTACTTCGAGTATCCCGTCAAGGCTGGTGGTGACCTCGCTGATACGAAATCCTTGCCGGACGTTTATTCCTGGAACCGGGGCGGCCACGATGTTTTCTATTACCAACAGGTTCGCTGCTGGCCCATCAAAGGGGTAGGAAAATGTTAGGGAAAACTTGCCGTTTAGTTCCTGACTTACTACTGGGTCGATAAGGTGGCGATCTAGCACCGCTAACCCACTGGCAGTAAAATCCCTAGCGCTACGATCATGAATCGTAATCATGGGTTAGTCCTTTCTACAAGGTACGCCAGTTACCTTGGGCTTCGATTCTTGAAATACCTGTGCCCAGCTCGATGTGGTTAGCCCCAGGGCAAAGTTGCGGGAAGGGCCCTGAAATCCCATCGGTTTGGGTTTTACCTGCAACGTGGGTTACAAGCCGGGGACTATCGATAGTTAATTGCCCGCTATGAGCAGAAACTATCAAAGCAGTATCGTTTATTTTTAGTTCCAACTCCCCGGTACCAAAAACAGTTATTACCGGATCGGAAGCTAAAAGACCAGGATTAATAATCGTGCCCGAAGCGCTCAAAGTTAGCTGTTTAAGCCCGGTTTCCAGGTAGGTAAACGGCTGGCAACAAAGCTCGGCTTCAAACATTACCCAAGTAGCCAGCGAAGGCACTGCTGGTGATATTTTGACGTGTTTAAGATACCTGAACATGCCAGGCTCACCGCTAAAACCAATCGTGTGGGCCCCAGTCAGCGCGTAGGCGGCTTTGCGGTATGCTTCCAGCCCGCCACGCACCGCTAGTTTCAAAGTTATTTCGCCATCTTGCCACCCTTTAAAGCGGGTAAGGCTGCCGGCCCGCCCTGACACCTCAATATCATCTATCCCCATGGTGGCAGCTGGGATTTCTACGGGTGCGCAAAAACGGATACCCAGGCTTTTAGAGCTAACCTTATGGTCGAGAACAAACCCGTACATTGATTTACACCCCCGCAGCTAGCAGATTTGCTCGCCGAGATAGCCGTGATAGTTGCTGATCAATTTTGGGTGCGAGTTTGCCGACCAGCGTCCCATCGCTTAAAACAACCTTGATATCCAAACCCTTAAGAATCCGGGCAGCTGTAGCATCTGCTACCCCTTGAACATCAACGCTGCCAGTTTTAGTTTCCTTTTCAGTTTGCGATGTTTGGTTAACCGGGGCAGGGGTCAGATCGGTGCTTGGCAATGACAAATCCTTACTGACCTTGATAGGTACGTTAACCCCGTTAGTTAACTCGCCCATAGCGTCCATGGTGTCTTTTGCCATGGTTGCTGCCGCATCTGCAGCCTTATGGCCGCGCGTGGTTATTGCTCCGGCTAGACCAGCAACTAGCATGTCGCCAACCCACGCCATTTGCTTAGAAGGAGAATGGATACCGAAAAATCCGAGAATCCCATTCCAGATTGAAGACACCCAGTTAGCGACCCGGTTCCACAACCAGCCCGCTAGTGACTGAATACCCTGCCATAACCCAGAAACCAGGGATGCTCCAGCTGAGATCATCTGTCCGACCCCGCCCATCACTGCTCTAACGATGCCGTAAATAATCCTCGGGATAGCCGAAACGATAGTGCCGATAATGGTCGGTAAAGCCCGTATCAGGCTGGTTAATAGTTGGATGCCAGCTTGTACCAGAAGGGGGATAGCCCCACCAATAGCAGACAATATGGCGCAGATGATTTGAGGCAGAGCCGCCACAATCGCGTTAATAATAGTTGGTAACGCCCCAATAAGAGCCGTCAATAGTTGCACGCCCGCGTTAATCAACTGGGGGATTGCCTGGATGATCGCGTTAAGGATAGCGGTAATAATCAACGGCAAAGCCCCGGTGATAGCTGTAATAATTTCAGGCAAGGCACCAACCAGCGCGGTTAACAGCTGGATACCAGCTTCGATAATCTGGGGGACGGCTCCGATTACGAAAGAAATAATCGCACCAATCAACTCCGGCAGAGCCTCAACAAGCACCGGGATAGCCGCAATCAAACCCTGGGCAAGACCAATAATTAACTGCAGGGCTGCATCCAAAATGAGTGGCAAATTATCGATGAGCCCCTGGATCATGGTCATCAGCATTTCTACCGCCGCCGGGATTAGCTCCGGTAGAGCCTGGCCGATACCAGCTACCAAGGTGGCGATAATCTGGACCGCTGCCTCCAACAGGCTCGGAAGTGCCTCAATAATCGCTTCCACCAATGCCACAATCAACGTCACGGCAGTTTCTGCCAAGGAAGGCAGAACAGCGATAATGCCTTCCAACAAAGAGGTGAGGATACTCATCCCGGTATCCACCACTTGCGGGAGCTGGCTAGAAATAAACTCCAGAGCCTCTTGCAAGATTTCTCCGAGGGTGTCGATAAAGGCCGGTGCGCCTCCGGTCTCGAACGCGTCGGTGAGTTCATCGACCCAACCATTAACCATCGGCATCACCGTGCCAGCCAAAGCCGTGCTCAAACCTCCAGCAAGTAGCCCTTTAAGGTTATCGACCCCGTCTTTTAGCGTAGCTAGTTGGCCAGAGAAGGTTTTGGATTGGGCATCCATCGCCCCATAAAACCGGCCACCCTCACTTGTGGCACTAGCAAACGCATCCGCAACCATATCCGCACTGATCGCGCCCTTAGCCATTTCTTCTTTGAGCTCACCGATACTTTTACCGGTCTTACGGGAAATCTCCTCTAAAGGGTTGAACCCCGCGTTAATCATCTGGTTCAAATCCTGACCCGTCAGCTTGCCAGTAGAGCTCATTTGCGCAAACGCCAACGTTAGGGATTCGAACTTTCCAGCATCCCCCTGGCTGATATCACCTAACTGTTTGAGGCGTACCTGGGATTCTTCAGCGCTCATGCCGAACCCCATCAACGTTTGGGTAGCCTTGGCTAGATCCTCCATCCCAAAGGGAGTACGAGCCGCTTCCAACTTCAGATCATTGACTAGTTTTTGGGCTTTGGCTTGATCACCCAGCATCGTGGTAAACGAAGTGGTGTATTGCTCCATCCGGGCGTTATAGTCCAAGCCATCCTTCATCGCTGAGCCGAAGCCTTTAGCGATACCCGCGATGGCGTGCCCGATAGCTTTCACCCCACCAACAACAGCTTCCGCTGCCAGGCTGGCTTTAAGCACGTCACCAAAAATGCGGGTCTTCGAACTGGTACCATCCATCTGCGAACCCAGCTCATCTACAGCATTTTCTAGGTGTCCAGTGTCCTTAGCTGCAGTTTTCGCATCATCACCCGCACCGTCAGCCTCATCAGCAAACTTGGAAAGAGCAGAATTATTCTCTTTAAGCTCACCCTCAAGACCATTCAAAGTCGCCTGAGCGTTATTGAGCTGAATCTGCCAATTCTTCGTCCGAGAATCATTTTCCCCAAAACTGGTAGCAGAGTTATCAAGAGCGCTCTTAAGGGTCTGGATCTTGGCTTTTTGCGCCTCAATCTCTTTGCCCAAAACCTGGTTACGGGCCGTGAGTGCTTCGGCGGACTTGTCGTTCTTATCGAACTGAGAAGCCACCAACTTCATCTCGGATCCCAAAACCCGCATCTCACGATTAATATCCGTGATCGCGCGCTTAAACTCCCGCTCGCCTTCAAGCCCTATCTTCAAACCAAAAGTAGAATCAGACATGGGCATACTCCAAGCACTGTACGAACTTCTTGCGAAGTTAAATAGGAGGAAACGATAATGATCGAGTCATTCATTTGGACTCTGGTAGGCGCAGCAATCGGTATCGTGGGAACGGTCATCGTTCAAAAACAATCCGACAAGAAGCATGAAGAAGCAGAACGAGGCAAAGTAGCTCAGGCCGCTTCTGAAGAGAGAGCAAAGCAACTCCGTTACTGGGACAACTTGAATTGTGACTCGGATCGGGAACCAATGGATCCTACTACCGTCTCCCTGTTTTACGACGTTAGAACTTGGGCTCGTAGCAACCAGATCGCGGTTAGTCAGGGAAGCAAGATCCCCGTTCCAGGAGTCAATTTGCCTCTTGGTATGATCTATCAGCGGATTGCTCCGGGGATGCTTCCACAAGAAGTTGAGCAATTAGCTAATGCCGTCACTGGACTTGCAGAAGAAGTGGAATCTAATGTTGCAAACGATCCAACAGATAAACATCTCGAATTTGAGTTCGGTTTTCTTGGTGACCTGGCTCAAAAGCTTGTAAAGACCCGCATTGCGCTTGCAAGCCCGGAAGCCTAAATACCTGCGGGGATGATGTCGTCGATGAACCATTGACGTAGCGGTTGGGCTCTGCCGGTTTCGAGTCGCCAGCAGTCCACCAGATCTAAGAGTTCACCGAATATGGTTAGGTCGATTTGCATGCGGGTCAGTCCCAGGTGGGCGAGCCCGATATAGGTCAGGCGGGTAAAAATTGCCTCATCACTATCTATTAGGTGTCCTTTTTCCTGGTTTGCCCTTTTGGGTCTGGGGCCTCGGTCATGATTGCTCGCCGGGTGCCGCGTTGGAGTGCCTGGGCGATAGCCTCCCGATAGTCAGCTAAATCTGCAGGCACAGTTAGTAACTCGACTGCTTCTGCGGTCAGTTCTGGGCGCTTATCGTCTGGATGGGTGAGGTTGTGTATTTGTACGGACTGGTTAGCGAGCAGGGCGATGAGCCAGATTACCTCACCGAGTGACTTATCCATATCTTCGCTAGTTTCCAGGGCTTGACCTAAATGTTCTAGCCCTCCGTAACGTTGAGCTATCAGGCGGGTCGCGCGGGTAGTGAGGACGAGTTCGTATTCTTGACCTGCGATAGTGATTGTCGCGCTTTTTAAAGTGGGGCTATCGGCCTGGCTGGTTTGGGTTTTCGCTGTCATGGCTTTCCTGCTTTTCTAGTTGTTTGTCGGTTTAATGCTGCTTGTAGCGGCAGGCTCATACACCTGGGTGTACCAGCCAGTAATGGTTTCTGGCTTGACGCCGACCGCGCCTTCGGTGACTTCGGCTTTCCACGGGTGCTTTCCGGTAGCGTCTGGTTTGTTACGCCGCAGGATCGTTCCCTCGATACTCGGGGTAGAGAACGTGATCGAATCAGCTTTGGTTGCCAGCGTGGTTCCCGGCAGAGCAAATTTGACGCGGTAAAGCCAAAAATACTGGTACTTCCCGTTAGAGCGTGCAGCTCTAAAACCAATAGCCACGGGTGTGCCACCATCCTCAGAAGTGCTGATAAGTACCCCGTTGGCGTCCAGTCTCGCACCAGTTAAGGCAGCTACCGCCTCTGCCCCGAGATCA